CCTGTAGTCAAGCCGAATGTTGCGAGTGCTCCAGTAAATACACTGGCAACGAACGTGATATCTGAGTTACCTGATTTTTTAACCATAGGTATCTCGACATAATTCATAGTTATTATAAATCCTGACCAAACCACAACGCCAAGTCTGACGAATGTTCCAAGGATCTGGATTTGATGTTCTTGATCCTCTGCTGCATCTTTTAGCTTACCGAGGAGTCCCTTTTCTTTTTCTGGCGGTTTTCCTTCCATTTATCTACTTTTTTCTGTAGGAACTTTTGTATTTGTTTTTTAAGTTTATCAAATAAAGGTGTAGCTAGAGTGGTGGTTGCTACAGCTGCAACAGCTGCATAGGTAGCAGTGGCTACTACTTCTGCACTAGGTAAGGGTAGATCTATCTTTACAACAGGAACTCGAAGAGTAGGTTGTTCAGTTTTAGCAGTTTCTGCATCTTCAGTTTCCTCTGGTACTTCCTCTAGCTCTACTCCCTTGGGAGCTTTGATATTGCTTGGAGGTATAACTATAGGAGGAAATACTGGCATCTCTGCAGTAGGTGGCTCTAGAGGGATGCTAGGCATATCTAGAGCTTCGGGTAGTTTAGGAACCTTCACCTAGCTCCAAGGCTTACCTACACCTGTTGTTGGAGTCTTCTGCTCATTAACGCCGTTTTCTACAGCAGCTTCAATAGCCGCTACAGTACCAGCTTTATCAGCATCTAGTTTTGCCTTTACCCAACCAAGTACAGTTGCTTCTGTAAGGTCAGCATAAGGTACAAGAGTGTCAGGCTTAGGTAGATCAACCTCACCTGTAGCTCTAAATGAATAAGTACCATCTTCACCGTTAACACGATAGATAACTTTATTTACATACCCGTCTGCAAGTTCTCTTTGAAGGGTGTTTACTTGCCAAGTTTTTGTTGCCATTGTTATGGAGTATTAGATTTGTTTGCTATTAAGAATGCTTTATAGTCAGCTTTGACTTGTGTAGTCCACGCAGCGTTAGC